CGATGCGCTCATGCCCAAACGTCTCCCCAATCACCAGACAATGCGCCTCGTGCGTAATCTGTGCTGCGATTCTCAAAAAAGTTAGTGTGAGTAGGAGCATTGATCATTTCTTCAACCCACGGCAGAGGATTCTTCTTCACTTTGAAAATGCCCTTGAGTCCAAGACTAATCAATCTACGATCACAGATGTAACGAATGTACTTCTTTACTTCTTCAGGTGTTAGATTGTCCATGTCACCCATCGCAAACGCTAGGTCAATAAACTGATCTTCAAGCTCTACCATCTTCTCAGCTATAGCGTAAATCTTGCCCTTGAGATCATCGTTCCACAATTCAAGGTTTTCGTTTATATACTCACGGAACAACTTAATCATGTTCTCGGCATGCAGAGTTTCGTCTACGATTGACCAAGTAACAATCTGTCCCATGCCTTTCATCTTACCATGGCGTGGGAAGTTCAGTAGCATGATGAATGAAGAGAACAACTGCATGCCTTCAGTGAATGCCGAGAAGGCTGCAATGTTTGTAGCAATAGTAGTCTTGTCTTGTGTCTCTACCGAAAGTTCTTGCAAGTAATCGTGCTTCTCTTTCATTGCCTCATACTCAAGAAATTCATTGTATGTAGACTCAGGCATGCCTAATGTCTCAATGAGGTGTGAGTATGCGGCAACATGAAGTGCTTCACGAGCAGCGAAACCTACAAGCATCATTCGTACTTCGGGCTGTGGAAAATTTGGTAGGTAGTTGTTTACATAACCACCTGCAACATCAATATCGCCCTGTGTAAAGAATCGAAAGATGTTTGTAAGAAATCCTTTCTCAGAATCAGAAAGTTTTGATTTCCAATCCTTAACATCTTCATTCATTGGCACTTCGGTGTGTAACCAATGTGACTGCTCATGCTTCAACCACGCATCATATGCCCAGGCGTAGTTGAATGGCTTGAAATAACTTCTTTCATCTGTCAATTTTAATTTTGTAGCCATTTATTCTGCTCTTATGTTGTCTAATTTTTTAAAAAGTTCATCTCTATACGAATCATCAAACAAATGATATAAAACTATTTGTTTTGTTTGTTTTATATTGCAAATGCCATATTTTGACATTGGCTGAGTTCTTAGATCGAGTTGCTTGTAGTGTCTTACTTTACATGCTCTGCCGTTAATTATGTCTGTATCATAGTAATAGTTAGGATATCTTTCAGGATTGGTGATTCGAACAATCTTATCTGCTAATGGAGAATTGTATGTTTCAAGCGTGATTATGCCGCCAAGATATCCTTGTGTCAAGGCAACATCTGCAATATGTGATCCTAACATATTAGATGTTGTCGTGTTTTTACTTAAACTTTTTTTGTGTGAAGGTATGCTATAAAGTCTAGACTGTACATATATATTGGGATCTTCATCAAACGGATAATACCCGTGTCCTGATAGGATCACACCGTTTTCTCTATAGATGTAATATCCTGCCCTGTCATCATATCTCTTATCTTTATATAAGCAATATAATAAAGTATTAGGATTATTCTCCCAATTATCAGGTCTTATATTTATAGCTGCCGGTCTTTCATCATGCTTCGCAGCTTCACAAAAATCCATCAATTTTTCTATAGGGTATTTACTCGTTACCCTTTCAACAGTTCTTTCTAACATTATCCCTCACAAGCCAAACAAGTATCATCATTTACGAGTGCTGTCATATCAATCTCTTTGATGATTTGGCGTTCAATACGATTAGATACTTTGTCTGCCTTGCCTAGCTTTTCTGAGCGGCAGTAGTAAAGTGTCTTCAAGCCTTGCTTCCATGCCATGTAGTGAATTGCATGTAGATACTTGATGTTAGAGTCAGGACGGAAGAATGTATTGAGTGACTGTGCTTGGTCAATAAACTGCTGCCTGTCTGCTGCGTGTTCAATAACCCATCGCTGATCTATTTCCATAGAAGTCTTGAATACATCTTTCTCCCACTCATCTAAGAAGTTTAGATGTTGGACTGATCCGTCGTTTGAGATGACTGATGACCAGATTTCGTCTTCTGCCTGTTTTGTTTCGCCAGCTTCAATCTTACTCTGAATGAGTTGTACCAGATACTTATTTTTGTTGAGAAAAGCTCCAGAAAGAGTGTCTTGCCTGTAAGCATTCGCCCTAAAAGGCTCAATAGAAGGTGAAGTGTTTCCCATAATAATACTACTACTAGCATTGGGAGCAATAGCCATAACATGACTAAATCTAAGACCTCGTCCAGCAGCGTCAGGGGCTTCACCTCTGGCAGCCCCCAGTTCTTTGTTTGCGTCATCAAGTTTTCCTCTAATATGTTTAAACATTCTCAGATTAGTACCTTTAGCCATTGCGCTTTCCCACGGCAGATTCTTCTGCTGCAAGTAAGCGTGAAAGCCTAATGCGCCTACACCAATACTTCTTTCACGGCTTGCTGAGAACTTAGCTCGTGCGACTTGATCGGGTGCGTTGTCGATAAAGAATTGTAATACATTGTCTAGCATCTCTGCAATGTCTTTGAGGAACAAACCGTTCTTGCTCCAAGCATCGTAATGCTCAAGATTTACAGATGACAAACAACATACTGCTGTTCTGTCTTTGTTTGTAGGCAGAATGATTTCTGAACAAAGATTTGATTGATGTACCTTGAGTCCTAATTCTTTCTGCCACTCAGGTAGATGTCGGTTACTTGTGTCAATGAAGTGAACATACGGCTCACCTGTTTCCATTCGAAGCTCAAGAATCTTCTGCCACAAATGCTTTGCTGACACAGTATCTCTGATTTCTCCTGAGTGAGGATCAATAAGATTCCAACCATCGTCAGCATCAGGATCAGTCATTGATCGTTCAACGAGTTCCATGAAACGGTCTGAGATGTTGATGCCGTGATGCAGGTTCAAACAGCGAACATTCGGATCACCTGTCGGCTTTCGCATCTCAAGGTACATCATCACATCGGGATGAGAAATGTCAAGATAAGTAGCGTAAGAGCCCCTGCGAGTGCGTCCCTGGCGATATGCGAGGCACGATGCATCGTAAGTCTTGAGATGAGGCATAACACCAACAGACTTATCATCAGAGGAACGGATGCCAAAACCAATGCCAACGCCACCCCCAAGCATAGATAACCAATTTGTTTCAGAAAGATTTTCAACGAGACCCTCTGCTGTATCATCAATAAAGTTTAGAAAGCATGAGATAGGCATGCCTTTATTTGAGCGACCATAAGAAAGAATAGGGGTCGAATAAGATAACCAGTGCTTACTGCTGTACTCATACAATCGTTGTGCGTGTTCTGGATTACTGCCAAAAGTAGCACTCACATGTGCAAATCTTTCTTGAGGAGACTCTTCGTCTTCTCGCATGTACGATTCTTTGAGTCTTGCGAGTCCTAACTTATCAAACAGACTATCTCTTCCGTAGTCTATCTGTAGACCCATATATTCTTTCTTCGCCATTATAGTTCCTCTACCGCTTTTGCCACATCAGGGAAGTGTTGGCTTAACACATCCCAACATTGGTCAGCTATTATCATATGCTCTTTCTGAGTTCCGTTAGACATTCTTAGTTTGCAGTAATGTATCCACGATCTAAGAGTGCCTGACATGTATAGTGTTGTTTCAGTATTACCTTCTGGCAGTACTGCCCTTGCTTGTTCTTTTGCTATTCCGTTTTCGAGCGCCCATTCATACGCATCATTGGCTGCGTTGATGACTCGTTTTTGGGCCATGTTCCAATTTTCTGCCAATTCCGTGTCTTCGGTTTCGATGCTGTTTTGACGATTCTTCTCGTCTTGTAGTCTACATTCCCTCGTCTCGAAGTTTGTTGATTTTGCATATCTCTGTGAAAATTCCTGAAAGCTAAAGCTACGATGCCTTATGATTTGCCTAGAGATGTCACGAGTAGTGGTAATCTCCAGTGTAACGGAAACCATCTCAAATGGGCTCCAATGTTCATGTTTTATTAGATATCCTAGTAGTTTTGATGCGGTGTTGGGACTATTTTGATTGCCAGGGTTACTTACCCTAGCTGTGTATGCAATCAGTTCATTGGCCGTATTGCATCCAGTCATAGCAGATGGATGAGTCATTCCCACTAAAGCTGCTTTACTCATTAACATTTTCTCCATGCTGTAAATTCAAGTTCTGCTTCAAGTCCTTCATAAGTATTACTATCTATAATATACTTAATGTCTTCTTTTGTCAACCCAGAAATTATCATATCGTTAATATCTTTCTCTTCAATGTCACTTGGCCATAAGCAAACTTTGTTGCCTGCTTTTATCTGTTTCTGTATGAGAGCGCAGATTTCTTTGTTTCTAGGCTGATTATCGAATATTACTGTAAAATATGTAAGTCCAATTGAATCAATTTTATGAAACGATGATCCCGCTGCTGCGATTGAGTTATCGAGAAACAGACTATCAATGGGGCCTTCTACAATATAAACTTCCTTAGTCTTATCTATAACATCTAGACCAAAGATTGTAGGTACATCTTCCTTTATTTTAAGATTGATATATCTAAGATTTTCGCCTCGAATACCTCTCAATGCCATACCAGAAATTTGTCCACTCTCTTCAATGAACGGCAGAGAAATTCTGGGCTGTTTTATATTTAGTGCTTTTGAGTATTTAGAATTTAGCTGAGACAGATTACGAATATCATCAACATAATACAGTCGATGAAACTGGCTTTCGGGTATCATTCGTTTTTTGACATACTGAACTGCCTCATGATCAGACGGCAGAGTGTCCATTCTGTCCATAAGTCCGTCAATGATACTAAGTGGCTTGTCAAATTGAGGCTTGAAGTCAAACGCAAAATCTATGTTTTCTTTTTTCTTGACTACTGGTTCGTCTTTCTTGACAAACTTTTCTAGTACATATTCTTTATATAATAGGGGATCAAGTGTCTCTAAGAATTTGCCAATAGTTGTGCCATAATCACAATTGTGGCAGCGATAAAACATGTTAGCTTCTTTCTTATAGAAGTAGCCACGAGCTTTATTTTGTTTGCCCGAAGAGTCTCCACAGATAATACACCGACAATTGAATAGGTAATCGTCTTTGCGTTTGAACAAAGGAAGCCGATTAGATATCATGTTGATGTATTTGAGATCAATATAAAGAGACATAAAAAAAACCTATATGTTTAGTATAGGTTTATTATAGTACATTAGTGATGTGTTGTCAAGTACTATTGCAATAGAAATGACCCGAGATTCACGCCGTTTCCTAGAATGACTCCACCGGCAATTACTATACCGAGTAGAATCCAGCGCCATCTTTCTAGTGCTGTGAGTCTGTCTTCTAATTTTGACTGCTTGTCGCCGAGGTGCAATTTTAGGTCTTTGATGGCCTCTAATACTTTATCGATTTCGTTTGACATTTTCTGTTCTATCTCTCTCGTATTCGTAGTGAGTCTGGAATGGAGGTCTTTAACTTCATCGTCAAACTTATCTTCTGCCTGTTCCATTTCCTTTTTCAGCTCATCAAAATGAATTTCGCCGTCTTTCAGGCGTTGTTCATGTACTGCTAGTATCTGCCCGATGTTGTTTGATACATCAGTTATTTTGTCTAGAGCGGTTTCTAATTTTGAAAACAGTTGACCTATCTGATTCACATCATTTTTAACTAATGCCACTTCTGTTTCTAGAGTTTTAACTGTCGCCATTTTTCTTCTTCTTTTTTCTGCGTATCATTGGCATCATTACAGGATCACGACCAGGTTCACCCTTTGGCCCAATTCCTATTCCGTCAATCCCACCGGCACCTGCTGCATTGGCTGCCACTTCTTCATCCAAAAAGGATTTGAATGACATGGTGTTATGCTCTAAAAGTTTTGATTCTGCGATTACTTTCTCATCCGTCTCGTAGATAGTGAGTAGAATATCAAGCTCGGAATCAGTGTAATCTTTTACTTTCTCTTCTCTTAGTATACTAATTGCTGCTGCAAGTGTCAAGAGTCTTTTAGAATTTCTGTCAGGTGATTTTATCAAAGCAGCTTGTACTTTAAATACAAACCGTTGAAGCATTGAGTATGCGTCTTTTTCTGTGGACGTCTCAGGTTTCTTGATTCGCTTGCCGTTAGCATCAATAATACCAAGTTCATACGCCTTAGATTTCTCGACAGGTGTGGTTAACATCTTGAGAATTCTGAGTGTTATATATCCATCTGCCAATCTAGACATTAAAGAGCCCTTAGTACTTTTATCAACTCGTCATTGAGAGGTATATCTGTTTCTTTTATGCCAGGTGAAACTACAGTTTCTAATGGCATTCTGTGTAAATACACTAAATATGTTTTTAATTCTGGCCAAAGTTGTTTTTCCAGTTTATAAAACAACATATCAGTCGTAGCTTCACCAAATACATTGTATAGAATTACCAGATGATTCAACACAAGTCTTTCACTACTTTCGCCTGTGCTTTTATATCGATTCAAAAGACGCTTGACGTATTTAAATTTTTTCAAATCGTCTTCTAAATCTTTCATTCCCATTGAACCGGGAGTGTAATAATTTTTCACAGCATACACCAAAAAATTATCTTCATTCAATTCTACCATTATTTAATCCTATCCTACTGTAGCGGTACCTCCAATGAAATACCATTTGCTATTAGTATATAGCAGGGTTGCAGTCTCGCCGACCGCATCAAAAGATATGTCGTTAGCGATAGTAGAATCTTGTAGTGTTACTGTGTGACCACCTGTATTGGCTGTCATGATAACAATTTTAATCTGACCATCAACACCCGCAGCCAAAGTACAGTTACCGCTAGTTGAAAAATTCGACAGATATGTAATGTTAGTTGTTAATATTATTGCGCCCGGTGCAGTTTGCGTATTAGTATCAGTAATAGCAATCGTATCGCTGAAACTAACAGGCGTGGCAACATTAGCAAACAAAGTAGCGACAGTCGTTTTCTTACTGTCACTACCTCTTACTGTATATAGTATATCAGTTGCAGCGGCCGTAGTGACCGCTGTGAGTTCTGATAGTTTCGCATCTGCCATATTAAATACTCCCTAAAATAAAAAGTATTTATTAAGCGTCTGGGAATTCAGTATCATCATCGTCTGCTGTAGCGACAACTGTACCAGTACCTGCACCAACGCCTGTAGCGGTGAATACTGTGCCTGGATTTGAATCTGCTGCACCAACTAATGTGAAGTCTGTGTCACCTGTAGTAAGAATCTTATACTCTGTGCCGATAACAAGTGCGCCACCAGCTAAACCAACTGCTGCTTCATATACAGCATCAGTAGCTGCTGCGCCCATTGCTACGAGAGTTTCGTATTTCTTTCTAGCACCAACAACAGTACGGCGAACCCAACCTGGTTGAGTAATGCCCGGAGTTGCTGCTACTTCTGCTTCGTCTACCATAAAGATTTCTGAGGCGGGTACACCAGTAATTACTGGCTTAACTGATTTTGACCATGCGGACATTAGAGTTCTCCTGTCGTTTTGTATTGTTCTATGATTGTATTGAGTTCTTTGTAGGCTTCAATTTTTTCTTTAGTTGAGCCTTCTTTAATTACTTTTCTAATAGCTGCGACTTGCTCTTTTACATCTTTCTTTGTAGGAGCCATGCCCTTTTGAGCACCTTTCTGCTTCATGTCTGCTTTAGCTCGCTTCTCAGCGTCTTTAGCAGCTTGTCCGCTTTGAACTCTGTCAGCAGCTCGTCTAATCATAGCGAGTCTGTCAGGAGTAGCCGCTGGGTTGCCGTATTCGTCAAGTCTTTCAGTCTCTTCTTCTACTTCTACTTCTTCTTTCTTCATCAAAGCCGCTCTGGCTGCTGAATTGCTCATGTTGCCTTTAGCAGCGTCTGGGCCAAAGCCTTTGAGTTTAACAACTTTACGACTACCATCTTTGTTGTATTTACCGTCAGCCATATCAGCACGGGCTTTCTCTCTGCGCTTCTCGTTATCTTCAAAACTTTCTTTCTTCATATCTTGTCTTGCTTGTGCTTTTTTGTCGAGTGAATCTAATGCGTTTGCTCTAGCTTGTTTGCTATCCCAAGACGGTTTAGTAGCTTTCTTGATAGCTTTGTCACGAGAACCCATGTACTCTGCTGTAGAAGTCTCAACCTTGCCGTCACCATCATGATCTTTCTTAGCCATCTTAGCTTCTTCAAGTGCTGCGTCTACTAGCTTAAAAAATTCTGCTTTACTTTCTTCTGGAAGATCACGAATGTTATCAATACCGTAGTACTCTAGGCCAGCCTCGAACTGTTCTTTGTACATAGAGTTGAGATCGATAACTTCTTCATCGAGGCCAGCTTTCTCTTTTTCTTTACGAATTTCTTTTGGAAGCATTCTGAACTTAGAGCGGCTCTTGACAGAAAGTCTGCGAGCTTTATTTTCTGCCCCTTTTCGCAGTCTTTCTTCTTCTTCAGGATCCATTGCTTCTTTCATGTCCTTCTCTTTCTCTTTCTTCATAGCTTTTGTTTTCTTCCCTTGTTCTTCTGGGCCGTCTACTATTTCAACGCCATCAACCATTTTTTCATCTAAGTCCACGGTAGTTTCCTCCGTTTGATATCTAGTTTTTTGTGTATGTAATTTGGCACGATTGAATGCAGTGTCATCTTTCAACATAATGTCAGTCATGTTGAACATATACTTTGATAACACATCTCTTTCAGTAGGCGTGAGTTGCTTGCCCATGTGAAGGCTGCTCATGGCAGTCATGAGAATAGGAAGTTTGCGACTTGGTACAATACCTTGACGCACTAGTTGCTCTAATCGTTGTTTGTTTTTGTTGTCCATACAAGTATTTATAACAAAACAAACTTCAAGAAACTACTTTCTTTTGATTTTAAATTTCTTAGCTGTTTGCTTCTTCGCCATTGGCTTTGCTGCTTTATACTTCTTAGCTTTCTGGCCGCCGCCTTTTCTGGACTTCATACGATTGATTTCCATCTTACGCATTCCAGGAAGCATTCTAACAGCAAGTCTTGAAACTAACGGTGCATACATGCCTATGAGTTTTTCTAGGCGACCTTTCTCTGCTGGTGGGAGTTGTGATTTGTCTCTGCCTTTCAGAAGGCGCTTGTAGACTGCGCCTCTAGCACCACGAGTTGCTCTTTTCTTCAGACGATCAGGTGATGATCCTCGTCTAAGTGCAATGCCACGAGCCACTTTGAGTTTCTGTCTGTTCTTTCTAGCAGAAAACTTACGCTTGAGTCTACCTTGAACGGACAGAACCTCAGTGATATTTACTTCTGGCTCATCGTCTTCATCATCATCATCAAAAGCACCATATTCTAGTGCCATATCGTATGTAATGTTGTCGGCTTCGTGTTCTAGTTCTGCAATGTCTTGCTTTGTGAGTGCGTAATCACCAAGTACAGGTGCATCTTCTTCGTTGTCTTTTCTATATTCTGCTTTAGTTTCGTGTGCAGGACCAGACTCTTTTACATATTTGTCTTGCACATTCAAACGCTTTAGAGTCGATTGTTCTAATGTCTTGATGGGATCTTCTTTTGGATTCTTCTGACCAGGCGTGTTGTCTTTCATATATTCTGTGCCAGCAGGAGTTCCCCAATCCATAGCACCCATATCTGAGTTATACTTGATCGATTCGCCCATTGCTCGTTCGCCGCTTCTACGCTTAGATTTTAGATAAGCAGCGACTGCCATTGCTCTACGCTTGGATCTATCTGCACCCTTAAACTGGGGTGCGTCAGACTTCTTGAAATCGTCTACATATGTGCCGATGCTGTCTTTGTCAGCGTTGAGCTTTTCGTCAATAGTATTTGAAACTTTCTTTCTGACTTCGGGTGACAGTTCTTTGTAGTGATATAGGTCTTGGCTATCAGCGGTGTGCTTTTCGCCTGTCATTACTTGTCCGTTGTGAGCGTGTTGAGGACCTTTCCACTCTTTACCGTCTTTAGTGTAGTGACCTTCAGACTTCCAAGAATGTTCTTTGCCTTCTTTGTTCATTGCAAACATAGAACCAGTAGGACCACTCATAGGCTGAACACTGGCTACATCTTCCATAGGCACACAGTTATCGACAGTCTTGCCGCCCTTCTTCTTGGTACCCATGCGCTTGTAGCCTTTCCAGCATGCTTTGCCGTCAACGCCTTTTTCTTTCTCTTCGTTTTGAGAGTCTCTGAAGTCTTGTGCAGAAGGTGCGCCCTTAGAACCAGGCTTACGCATACGCTCCTTTGAGCCACCTTTAATGCGCTTTCTCTTTGCGTGGATATTATCCCAAAGTCCACCTTCTTCTAACTTATCTTTAAAGCTCTTCATCAGTCTCTTCTACCTTTTTAGGGTTTGCGTTCTCTTCGTAGTACAATATTACTGCGCTTTGTGATTCAATGAATCTTCTTAGTTCGCCCATGTTCAGTGCTATGTTCTCGTAATCAGGCACACTGATAGCAAAGAATACTAAACTACCTTCTGCCTTTTCAAATCTTTCTATAAATTCGTCTATATTCTCTTTTGTAACAGCATAAAACTCTATGTCATACAGAGTGACAGGCTTAGGTCTTGGCTGAATAGGAATCGTCCTTTCAACATACTCTACTTGTGTTACTACTACTTCCTCGGGTTTGAATATGCTACATGCAGTAAAACTACTCAGCAGTAACAGGAACAGGCTTGCCCGTAAGTATTTCCATTTCGTCAAATAGTTTTGCTGTTGCATTATTTACTCTTCCTTCAATGAGTCCTGGCTTCTGTAGTGTCAGTACTGTTAAATTGTGTCTTCTTAGTTTTCCTGCTAAATCGTCCGAATATGCTTCAGCTTCATTTAGTTGAGATTGCAATTCTTGATTTGTCTTCTCAAATTGTGCAGCGTCTTGTTGCAATCTACCTATAGTTTCTCTACTGGTCTCTGCTGCGACTGCAAGTTTTGCATTGTTGCTTCTCAAAGTTCCTATTGTAGCTTGAGTATCGTTATAATACCAATAACCAATACCACCAAAAGTAAGCAACATAACAAATAGTATCTTAGCCATTAGCAGTTCCACCTACGCAATGACATTGCTTTACGAGTAGGACGACCTTTCTCATCTTTCATGGGACCTTTCATGCCTCCCATTCTAGCACAAAAAGACTTTCTTCTTTTTGCCGCTTTACCTTTTGGATCTAGCTTGCTTGGAGAAGTAGTTACAGCAGTTTTCACACCGGCAGCTTTTGCTCCCTTGCGAGTCATGCCTGCGCCGTCTTCTGTGGCTCTGTAATGTCCCTTAGAATCTGCGCCTCTTTTTTCTTCTAGAAACTCTTTAAAACTTTTCATTATTCAGTGTCCGAAAAAAATCTTGATTGATAATCTGCTAAATTAGCATCATATGCTGCTTGGATTTCAGTGTAGTTGGTAACGTAGTCTATTGCTGTTAGGTTGCTCCTCGTGTTAGTGTCATAAACTTCTGCGTCATCGTTGAAAGACTTGCCCAATTTTGTCTGAACAACATCAAAAGAATCTTCCATGTAAATGACAACAGGTGTGCCTCCCAGTGCAGTTACCTTTTCTACAAATGCAGCTTCTCCTGCAATATGTTCTTCTATTAAAGCATCAACTTCTGATTGTGAAGCTTCAAAAGCAGAGAATTCTTCTCTTGGAGTTTTTGCTGGATGATTCACACCGCTTTTCAGTGCAACCAATTTACTGAGTGCTGCATCTACTTTTCTTCTTCTAGAGGAAAGAACAAATGTCCAATCCGAGGAAGAATTAGGCATACACTCGTGACTATGACTATGAACTGCAATTGAATTTTCCCAAGTATCCAAAGTACTAGAATTCTGTTCTCTTCTAGTTTCGGTGCCTAGTAAGTCACATGTAGTAGAGCCTGAATTCACGCTAAAATGAGCATTGGTCATAACTTCATCTGCTATTGCCACACACAGAGGAACAAAAATTCTTTTACTTCCTGTTCTGCCGATTGGTGAATAAATGTAATATTTCATTGCTCCCCCTTAAATGAAGTGAACAGTCCGTAAGCAAGTCCTGCCCACGCTACTGTGGTTACTATGCCACCTAGAACTATAACACTACCACAGATAATAATAAGAGCAACTCCATCCAGTGTAGTTCTTTCTTTTAGTCTGTCTTTAAGCCAGTTCATTTACTTTTCCTTTTTGTAGGAGTTTTCTTAGGCTTTAGCTTGTCTACCTCTACTTGCAGTGCTTTAATTTCTGACATAATTTCAGTAGTACCACCAGCAACAACAGGAGGATGTGAGAATTCTTCTAGTCGTTTAATCCTTTCTGCTAATAGTGGATACTGCTGAAGCCATTTCTCTTCTCGTTCTGCTATCTTGATGTCATATTTATCAGCAAGATAACTCATAAAAACATCTACTTTAACTTGTACCCACACACCAACTTTGGTGTTCTTGAACCAAGCATAAAAACTAGAGCCTATGATAGCCCCTAATATAGATTTAAGCGTAAGTACAACTATCCAAGGCATTAGTCATTGTCCTCTAGATATCTACAATACTCATCCATTCTGTGGTCACGAACACCGTCAAATACTGTGCCGTTCTTCCAAGCTGCTCTACGACCACGCCAACCGTCTTTGAATCTCTGCCACCAAGTCATCTTACGGACATTACCGTAGAAGTTGATGTAGCGAAGTTCACCGTGATGCTTGTACCAAAGTAAGGCAGGAGGCATAGAAGGAACGATATCATTGTTGTTTACGCAGCGATAGTGTGGCACTTTAAGTTCTTTACACTTAGAAGGCGTAGCGTTTCGTGGACAACCGTATGTATAGAGTGCTTCTGCTGTTGGGTAATGAAAACAGAAGATAGAAGCAATCGCTGCTCCTAAACTATGACCTGTTACAAACACTGGACGCTTCTTGCGTCCCATGAGTTTCGCTACTTCACCATGCACTTTGAGTTCTAGCTTTTCGTACTCTTCATAAAAACCTTCGTGAAAGCCTCGTTCGTGAGTTGCTTCCAAGTCAGCAAAGATATCGCTCTTTTCTTTTGGCTCAGTGCCGCGGAATGCTACTGTGATTCGTTCTTTGTTACCAACGACATACGCTTGTGCGCCTTCGGTGTCAAAAAACTTAACACTAGTAAAGCCAAGTGCTTTCCATTCTTTGCGTACTTCTTTGTCTAGGTCTTTGTATGCTAGTCTTGCGATGCATGCGTGATGATGAAACTCAGTTGATACCATTATTATTCTCCGTTTTATTATCTATCTAAACTTGCCAAGTTCTCAAGCCTTACCATTAATCTTTCAGCACGATTAGATACCTGATTATACCATCGTGAATCTCTACCTTCTTTTGCTGCTTCTGTCCAATCACCTGCTTCTATTGCAGCATTGAACTTCTTGAATCCACTGAGACGAGGACGTCCCATGTTGAACATCATGTTAACCAGGATCTGCTGGACCTCGTCTGGGAAATTTCTAAATTGCCCTTCTCCGTATAGAGTGCTACACTCTCCGATGGCAATATCAAGGTCTCTTTCAAAACAGTCCCTGACTCTTTCCTCACTAACTGGAGTTCCAACCGGCCTTCCATATTCCTCGTCACTTTCGAGGATAAGATGACCGACTCCGAAGGTAGGATAGCCGAGGTGATCTTCATATATGACATATTCTACCCCTTCGTCTATTTTTAATTGATTAAATACTGCTTCTCTGTTCATTTAAAAATGCTCCAAAAGATAATCTAGTCTGGTCTTCTTGTAGTCCCATGCCACTACGAGTAGCTTGAAATAATTTTTTAGCGTGTTCGTCAGATGCATTAGGATGCAAACCTGACTTGAATGATTTATAATCGTTGTTAGATGCATGCGCCCGCATCTTTGTACCACTAACACCTGTTGTGCCTTCTGCATCTGGATCTCTGTGACCTGCAGAGACTACTTTGAGATGTTTGAAGTGATACTGACCGTTAGGGCCATTGTATTTATCAGCGAGTTTTTGAAACTCTTCTACTCTATCTGAACCCGCAACCATTGTAGCGTGTGTGTATCCATCTTTATGTAGTTTGGCTAAATGAGCCATGAAATGAGGATGTTCTTTTGTTGATGCTTCCACGTTTGCGTCTGGATGAACATGCTTCACATAGTCAACTTTGTGCTGACCTGATAAAGGATTCTTGTGCTTGTCCTGTGAGTGACTGACAATCACCTTGTGGTCAGCACCGTGCGTTTCAGCAGTTTTCATAACGTGGTCAACAACTTTACTGTGACCAGCAGTGGGTGGGTTGAACCTCCCGAAACTGAATACCATATGCTTATCAGCCATTAGTCACCTGCCCTCGCAAAGTTTGCGGCACTGAATTCGTGTCTGTGTACAAGTTTAGAAGGTTTGCCGTTGTGATGTATTACATAACCTTCAGGGTTTGTAGGTGCGCCTGCTATCTCGTGTCCAATTGTATTGTGTGAATTGAGTGCGTCTGTTAGCACTCCTTTCGCTTTCTGTAAATGTTGCTGCATCGCAATAACATTTTCAATGTGTTCTTTATTCTTGTTTACATGGCTCATCGAGTCATCGTGAGTCTTAGTATGTCTTGCTTTTGCTGCGTCTGACTTGACACCAGCGACTTTCTTTTTCATTGCGGTAGAGTAGTGTTTGGCAAAACCATCATGTGATGGTGTAGAGCCGTCTCTCACAGTAGCGTTCATGTAAGTTTTGATTGGGTGATCGCCTCGGGGTTGAAGTGGTTGTATCTTGGACACAGCCTCATGTGCTGCCGAGGGTGTCTTCTTATACGCTTCTACTGCTGCATCCAAATGTTTTTTGTATTCTGATTGATCTGCCTGCGTGTAGTTTACTTTTGATAGGTCGTGATGTATAGGTAGCTGATGAACATCCGCATGATCTTGTAGTTCAGGGACATGTCCTTGCTTGACTTTCATATCCTCAAACTTTTTGCCCTCATATGCCGTATGAACAGCTACGCCTATGTGTGAGTTTACCGCTTTCTGTGCGTGTTCTGAATCAGCAGGATGATGATAAGTGATAGTGTTTGTCTTATATGACACACGATGCCCCTCGTGCTTAACATCGCCAGCATGCATGATGTCTGCTTGATAAACACCCTTGCCGTCATGTATTTTGGGCAGATGCGTCAGTGCTGCTGTAAGCTTTGATACTAGACCAGGAGCATGTCCGTGATTCTTTTCAATGTCTTCTGGTGTGTAGTTTAGCTTAGGATTCTTATTGAATACAGATTTAGAACCGACAAAGAATTTGCCATTCTCTGGGTGTGTACCAAATACAACAGAAGGACTACCATCGTATTTCATGGTCACTTTAGTATTGTTGTCAGCGCCCTTTATTTTGTCATGCACACCGTTTAGTGTATGAAACGCATGAGCAAACCCCTCCGAACCACCGTGAACAACATGATCTTCCACATGTTCTAGGTGCTTCAGTTTCTCATCAGACGCTTCTTCAGCTAAAAATTTTGTAAATTTCATCATGCTTATATTTATAATAATTGAGAATACGAGAAGTTAATTTTTTCTTTTACTGTCCCAGCAAGGTTAGCAGGCATTCTTCTTGGTATTTTTATAACCATTGTTTCATTATCATATGTTATTTTATCTACTGAAGTATCTACATAAGTTTTTCTTGCACCACGAACTACAGTAAATCCTAAATGTTCTGATATTTTTGACAGAGTAACCACTTTTTCCAAAAGGTCAATAAACTCACGGTCACCATAATGCCAGCCAGTAAATGATTCGTCATATCCGCCTGCTTCCCAGAATTTATATCTGTCAACTATGAATACGTTTGGATGACTTGGCCAAGGAAAATACTTGAAAGATTCAGTTACATACATACAAAATTTGTAAATTCTATCTGTATTGAAAGATACTGTTTTGAGAAATGCGATTACTTCTGGTGCAAACTGACAATCGATGTCAGAAAATAATATAAAGTCGCAGGAAGCAACTTTTGAAATCAGGTTTCTACACCCGTGACTATTGAACCCCAAATCTTCGTCTACTACATAAAGATGAAAATATGGCAATTCAAGGTCTTTTACGATGTCATATGCTGGATATTTTTGAGAGCCGTCATCTACTAAAATAATTTCTACTTCGTGAGGATATTTTTTCCAAAGCGATATTTGTTCAAGTAGTAGTTCAGGTTCATCGTAATAGGTATAACCTATTGTAAATCTACAGTCCTTTGATGCCATCCATTGCTTCCGTTACATCAATCGTGGTGACATCTTCTGCTGGAAAGTCAATTGTTCCGCCCTCTTGAAGCTGAAAATTTTCTCCGTGTGTCAGTGAATTGTTATCATACAGTTCAAAACCAGCATATATTTCTTTTACATCTACTTCTAACTTACCTTCGAGGATATGTTGAAACTTTGTTACTGCTGACCCAACGTCTTTCCATTTAGGTTCTTTCTTAAATCGTTCGATGATATATTCATTACCATCTACACATCGCCACATAGGGACTTCCATGTTGCCAATATTTTTAAAGATTTTAGTGCATGCGACTAATTTCAACTTCATTATAAAACTCCGGACATTGCTTAATTTCAGATAAGTTCACATTATATTTAGTCGCTAATTTCTGTGCCTTATCATTCCAAAAAGATTTGAAGCTAGGATCTAATGCTCGTTGTCCTGCAACAACAACCTTAGCAATCTTTCGTTTTACATCATCATCGTTCATATTAAACTCCCAATCTTCAAGGTACAGTTCTAGTACTTGTTTGTTTAGCATTGTAGATTCGCTCCCTTAGTTCAGTGGTAGAGAAGTTGTGTTCTCTTTTGTTGTAATGAATTTCAATACCACGAGCCTCGCAAATTTCCTTGCCTGTGAAATTGCAATTACGATATTCTTCACCAAGAATACGAATCTGAACATTCATGACCCGAAGCAAATCTTCTAAATCTTTTTCGGTTTGATAGACTACAATCTCATCGACATACTTTACCGCTTCAAGTTGAATGTATCTCTCTACCAAAGATTGAATAGGCTTGTTTTTACTTGTAGGCCTGTCGATTGTAGGATCAGTTTGAAGCGCACATATAAGATAGCCGCACTGATTGTGCGCCTCTTTGAGCATAGTGATATGACCTGCATGTAGTAGATCAAAAGTAGACGCTGTTATACCTCTAGTGTACTCAAAATTATCTCTACTCTGCTGCATTTTCACAAGACTCCAATAGATCGACTTCTATCACATGAACTCGATCATTAACAAAGTCATGCCAACCGTCATCTTCCCATGGATCATACTCATCAGAATCTTCTGGCACTTCTTCTCCGTTGGCAGAAAGATATGACATACGAGCTTCGACCAAATCTTCGTAGTACTCTTCGTCTGCTATGATGTAGCCGTCATGATATAAAGCTGAGCCAACAAAGTTGTAACCTTCATCTGTAAATTGACAAGTAATTCGAACCTTCTCGTCAATTTCTAATAAATGGTCACCTAACAACTCAACAAAAGGTAATACAGCAGACCATGCTGAGGTAACGCAAGCATAATCATCGGCAGCATCTTCGACAAATGCCCATTTTGCGCCTACTGAATCTATGTCTACCTTACCATCTTCGTTTCTTGGAAGAAACTCGGCATCAAACAATGACTTGTCATCAGCAATAAGTCCTCCAAAGATTCGCTCAAATTCGGCTTCTGCTTCTGCACTGCCTTGAACTTGAATGTAGTTATCAACATGATTTGCCATATTACCTCCTAATGAATTTGAGTGGGCAGTTTCGCATCATGCCCAGGATATTAGTTCTTAGCCGAAGACTGAAGAACCCGCTGCTGCATAAGCTGCTGCAATCATCGCACGGCTAGGACGGCCTAGACGATAAGCAGTTTTGCCAGCCTTGTTTACATTAGCGTAAACAGGGTAGCCTGCTGCACGGAGTTCCTGAACACGGGCGCTTACACGCTTAACACCGAACATAGAAGCCGCTTGTGCTTCAGTCAAAGATTGACCTGAACGGAGGAACTTGAGGATCTTCTCGTTCTGGTTCTTAGCAGGAGCTGCCTTAGCAGTTTTAGTTGTAGTAGTTGTAGCCATAATTAAATCACCTTTACATTTACATTAAAAATTAAACGACTTTACGGTCGCTATTTGAGATCACTCTCAAATTCTTTAAACATGCTGACATTATACACAATAGGAGGTACAATGTCAAGCATTAAAATTTCTCAATTTCGTTAGTGGCAAGATTACGCATCTCAAGGACGACATACGAAACCTTAGGACTTTGAGTCACCGAACCTGCCCATGTACAAGCATCATTCCAGGTTAGAAATCCCATTTGCTCACATGTGTGCATGCCTTCTTTCATACCATCTAGATGATACTTGACCATTTCGACCTGACAAGGATAGTTAGATGTTTTCATTACACAAACTCCTTTGCCCATCGTTGGGCTGTCTCAAAATCAGGAGCGTACTCTAGCATTACGCCTAGAGCTTCCTCCATCTCAATACGATCCCTGTGGATCTCGTACTCAATCTGAGCATTGAGGCTATCACACTCTGCCTCAAGCTCCTCGGTGCTCCACTCGTCCCAATTAAAGCGAGGGCGAATGCCATTCAGCTCCTTAAATCTGTCTGAAATGTAGCTAACTAAATCGTCACGGTTCCAAGTATTGTTCATAATATAAGCCCTCACAGCTTGTTTTTTCATTCTATGCGTACATTATAGCAACTATTAGGGCAAATGTCAAGCATTATTTAAACTAATTTAGCTATCCACGCCTGCTTGAATTCCTCAAGTAGGTATTCATTCTCAGCGGCTTGGAGCAAAGTGTCGCCATTACATATGACAACCTCAGATGAATCAGCGTTATCCATGATGTATTCTTGGTATTCATTAAATATGTCATTAACATCATTTTCCATATTGTTTTCAAACAGTCTTTCTTTATTCATTATTTCATCCTCTTTTTTACATGCTCCAATAAGTTTCTGATCTTGGTGAGCAATAGTATGGAGTGTCATAGCGTTCCTGAAACTCCTTGTCTCCCATAAAACTTTTGCGTGTCACATAGGTCTCGTGAATCTCATACCGCTCGTTGGCAGCAAGATGATCCTTGATTGACTTCTCCAAAATGCTCTTATTGTCTGTGTCATAATCCTTTTTAAGTACTAGACGCTCGCCTTCTTTGGTACGACGGTCCGTTTTGTAAATTTCTACAGTGTACATAATATAAGCCCTCACAGCTTGTTTTCTCAGTTTATAAGTACATTATACAGACTATTTGGGTAGATGTCAAGCTTTATTTTAACTTATTTGCCCTAGATAGATCAATGACTTACAACTAACTATTATAGCTGCTTTGGTATGAAGTGTCAAGCATTAAATTATCATTAGAATCAATGACTTAAAAATCGCACCAGGCGCTCTGTGAGGCTCTCTGTGACATGGTATTTTTGTCTATAGTCTAGCTATATGATGAGAAAAGAAGCGTAGCTGCCTCGAGGACGAACGATTTCTGATGCAAATCCTTCAGTCGCTAAACGCTTTACTAACCACTCAGGATTGTATATTGTGAGCATATTAGAACAATTGTATTCAGCTTGAGTAAGAGTGTTTTCAACAATGAAATTATTGTCAAATAAGGTAAAAGTAGACTTACATTCGGCGATGTTAGACCTGAAGTCCACACAAGATCCGTATTCTTGGACTCTTCTCTGCCAAAACCATTTTGTGAGGACTTTATCTTCGGTAGATACAATGCTGAGGGCGATCTTCTTTGGACTTAAAGTTTTCATCCACTGAATTGTCAGTAGCAAGTCTAGAAAATCGGAGTGACTGAAAACGCTGTACGAGAAAATATAGTCAACGCTTCCATTTTTTAGGGTAGGATAGTCGGCGTGGTAGCTGCCGTTGTGATTGTATACCCAATTATATTTGTTGTACTTTAGAAATTCTGCTTTTGGAAAATCTTTCTTACCAATAGACAGTGCTTCGTTTTCCATATCAATGCAGGTATAGTTCTCTTCTTTTATTTCACCCTCTGAGAAGTATAGGAGATTTGCAGTATTGCCACCATAGTCTAGTACTGTCGAATCTCCTACTTCAACAAACATATCCTTGAACATAGGATATCTGTTGTGTTGTTCTTCTCTCGTATATAAGTTGTTCCACATAGTATAATTCTAACTTTATTGTTTTTTAGTAAAAGCTTGCGCTCCGAAGAATGCTGCAACAATACCAGCAACAGCAACAAAATAAGTAGGTGCCATATCACCCAGTGTGTCTTGTGCCTGGTCTAACCCCACTAGTGATGCAACTACAACTGCAAAGGGATACAGTAGCATACCTCCAAGTGCAAACCAAGCCATCTTGCGTTGTGCGTCTCGCATTGCATCTTGGTCTTCAAGTTCTTTACGCCTGAACTCCATGTACATCGCCTGTTCTTTTTCGCTTACTTTACCATCACCGTTAGTGTCTGCGGGATGAAATTCTTTCTTAGTTTCTTCTGCCATAGTGAGTACTCCTTTTCTCACTATTTATAGAATTAAAATTTTATGCTACCATAGTCTTTTTCAACATTCAGATTCTTTCTGTCAAATACTGGAGTTTCATCATACTTAGAAGCACCCGAATCAGTCAGTCCTGCTTGTGGGTCTTCTAAGTCAAAGAGTTTCATTCTAGCTCTGTCTACACCAATCATAAATCGTTTGTTACTTGTAGGATCAGCATAACGATTCTTCAACTGCTTGACCATAATTACGCCTTGCTCTTCTAGCTCTTCAGTATTTATCAACGCTATCATAATATCTGCTGTAGCAGGAAGACCAAACGATTCTGAAGTATCTGTCAACTCAACATCGCTGTTACCGTAACCACCTCGGGTAGTCTGTGTAGCTGTAAATATGGGTAAGTTGAATTCACCCGCCAACCCTCGTAGCTCTTCTGCAATGCTTTTGATGATTGTGTAAGAATTTGCAGATGAACCAGCTTTGAATCTACTACTTGCACAAATATTTAGATAGTCAATAAAAATGATATCAGGAGAGAAGTCTTTCTTCAAAGTCAACTCGTTCAACAAAGACTTAAAGTGTCCTGCATGTGCAGATGCTGTAGGATATTCTTTGATGATAAGACGACCTTGAATCTTAGAATTAATCTTAGCAATTCTGTCATCAAACATCTGTTTAGACAAATCTTTCAACTGTCCAATAGGCAGATTCATTAAATTAGCATCGATTCGTTCAGCGATTCGCTCTTCTGACATTTCTAGTGTGATGTACAGAACATTTCTGCCCTGTGAAATATGAGCTGCTGCCATGTGACACATGAACAGAGATTTACCAACACCAGTACCAGCAAGAGCAACATTCAACGTCTTGTTTGACAACCCACCTTCAGTAATTTTGTTGAACATTTCTAAATCGAACGGCAACTTCTCTTCTAACCTGTGATAGAACTCGTATCTATCTGAAGCATTGTCAATGTAATCATGACCGACAGTGTTATCAAAACCGACGGCGAGTGCTTCTGATAGAATGCTAGGCAATGCATCTTTGCCTATGTCTTTGTTTCTACCGTCAATGATTTGAATGCCTTCCATAATTGCATTGTACAGTGCTTTATCTTTACAAAACTTTTCAGTCTCATCTAGTAGCCACTGTTGCTTGCTATCACCTTGCTCAATATCGTTTACGATCTCTTGAATCTCAATATACTGAGTTTCTGATACCGATTTATCATCAGTAGTAGAAATTATAATAGCTTGCTTTGACGGAGGTGCATTGTATTCATTTACATATTGATTAATCTTATTAAATATTACTCGTTCTGATGCATTCGAAAAATATTCTGGCTTTAGAAAAGGTATAACCTTTCGAAGATAATCTTCATTGTAACATAGACCAGCTAGAATAATTCTTTCAATATTTTGTTGCACTAAATGTTTTCCTTAATAGTTTCTTTCACGAATTCTTCACGAATAGCTTCGACACATGCCTCACACAGATAAAGTTCTTCCTCATCTGTGTGAAAGCATACAGCGGTGTCAGATTCGTATATTGTAATTTGACATCGGTCACAAGCACCTTTAGTCTTCGATTGCTTCGTAGACATCTGCAATATCCTCTTCAGTAATTTCTTCACGCATTATACCATCTGAACTTGAGATTGTATATCGTTTTGTAATCCAATCGATGAAAGTTTGATCGGAGAGAATAGGCAACCAGAAGTCTTTCTTGTATGTATCTGCTTTTCTATACTTAGGATCAATCGCTTCGCCCGTAGTAGTATCGACTCTCTGATACCAACCATTAGATGGCTTGACAACATGTCCAGATTCCATTGCCATGTCTAGCAGCCCTGACCACTTGCTGATACCACCATCGAATGATACTTCAAGAGGAATCTTAGACTTCTCACGCACGAAGCGAGACTTTTCAACATTGATAATGAAGTTGTAGCCAGTGACATCTGTGCCAGTCTTTTCTTGTTGCCGTCCAATGATAAAGATATTAGACGCTGAGTAGTAGATGCCTGTGCCACCTGATACGACTGCCTTGCTGAACATTTCTTGCGTCTGATAGGTGTGATTCACAACAACCATCGGGATATCTTTGATAGTCAAGTGAGGCGTTACCATTCTGAACAGTGACTTCAATTGCTTTGCACGGGTCATATCAGCGACAGACTTACCTTCAAGCGCATCGTCCACTTCTTTCTTAGATGCTAAGTTGCCAACAGAGTCAATAATAATCATAACACGGTCATTGCGTTCGAACGTATTGACCTGAGCCATAATATCATGTTTCAACTGCTCGATGTCAGTGATGGGCGTGTGAAGTACACGAGTAGTATCGATTTCAAAAGTATCGAAGTATGCTTGCGGCGTACCAAACTCTGAATCGTAGAACAAAACAACTGCTTCGGGATACTTGTCAAGATACGACTTCGCCATCAACAGCGAGAAGGCAGTCTTGAAGTGCTTAGAAGGACCCGCAAAGATTGTAAGACCAGGAGCAAGGCCGCCGTCTAGTTTACCTGACAATGCTACGTTAAGAGCAGGAACAGAGGTTTGTACTAAATCTTTTGTTGTGAAAAATTTAGATTCGGTTAGAATAGCAGTGTCTTTGATAGTGCTATTCTTTTTTAGTTTTTCAAGTAAGCTCATTTATTTCTCCGTTCATCATTAATTTTTAAAGCTGTGTCAAAAATATTAAGATCATTATAACACAATGTTTTCATGTGTGTCAAGTCTTTTGGAAAGCAACTGCCACCAAAGCCAGTTTTACCGTCCGGACCAGGAACATTCCAATGAGTGCCTCCTGTCCAAGCATCGGCTGATAGTAAAACAGAAACATAATCATAATTTACATTTTCTCTTTTACATATTTCATAAAACTCATTTGCTACTGCCACTCTCATCGCCAATGCTGCGTTACGCATGAGTTTGAACATGCTTGCCTCTTTGGGCCTGCACACACTTACTGGTTTGTTCAAACCTTCAAACAGTTCTAACAACTCGTCATCAATTTCGTCCATGCCCACAATGAGAGGCAAATTAGGATCGTCTACATCAACCCC